CAACACGAGCTGCAAAAGTTGGAGCGTTTGTAGAACCAGCTTCAGTCCAGCCAGCATGAGAAGCCATAGTATCGGCTGCAGCAACTGCTGTATATGAAACGCTAGAGATTAAGCCCATGTAAGGACCAGTCACTGTATAAGCTGAGCCAGTCAAAGCTGTTTGCAGCATTAGATTTTTACCAAGGGTACAAACTACGTTGTCGATCTTATCTTCCCAAAGGAGAGGACCGCCTTCATATTCAAAGCATTTGAAAGTGTAAACACCTTCAGCTTGAGCAGATTCGCCCAAACCAGCAACAGAAGCAATGCTTATATTTGCTGATTCCACTGCATTTAATTGATCTTTCATGTTTAATCCTCTAAATCAAAGTTGATGATTGGTTTATAAATACACCTGCAATTAGGTAAATCTCCCGGTAATCCTCGTACTTCATTACCGTACATTTTACCTATTACGGGAGGATCGTCGAACGAATACTCATTACCTGACATTTTTATATGGTCTAAACGTGGAGCTTTACCGCCTCCTGAATGAATCCATATAAACTTTTTAATCCCCAAAGTTTTTAATCTTGAGGTGTTAATAGATTGATAAGCTTTTCTTGTTTGGTCTGCCGCTGTTAAACGAGCATGCCTTACGTCGCCATTATACTTCTTAGTTAAGTAAGGGATTAAATCTTGCATACCTTTACCAGTAGTAATGCTCCGCATAACTTGTCCTTGCACATCACCAAGGAATCTTTCTGGTATACGTTTAATCAGCATTACTGCTTCTTGTGTACTAGCTTTAATGACTTCAGTTAGCCGTTCATTGATTAAAGTAGTGTCTATTTCAAAATTAGCACTAACTTCTTTAAGAGATAAAGCTAAAGTCACTGAAGAGTTCTTAAGCGTACGTGCGATCATGCGATCTACTATACCCTTAGCAATATCATCAAACCTATCAGACCACTTATTCATTAAGCGGTTCATAGCTATTCTTGCTTGACTACTTGTAGAAGCATCCATAGCAGAAACAAAGTTTGTTTCTTCAAATACTGCTTTAAGTTCTCTTAAAGTATCACGATACATCAAACCGATCAACTTAGTAATAGGCTTAGCAAAGTCTGCGGATATTCCTGCATTTGGACTTAATGCTTTGCCTATTGCTCCGTCTTTAGAGATAGGTTTGCGGATTGGCATGTTTACTTCTTATATCGAAGGGCCGTAAATATTTCTCTTGCTGTGTCTCTATGGCGTTTTGCTAAAGCTTCTTTGCCTTCACTTTGGTAAGCTTCTGCTGCTTCATTATGAGCATTAAATGCTTCCATTGAATTGCCTTTAGAACTTAACGCATAAGCTGCATCTGCTTTAGCTCCTGCTCCATGATCATCATTACGACGTTCTTCTGCAGTAGGAGGTGGTCCTTCTGGGGATTGCTTTTTCTTTCCCGAAAGGTTAACCATGTGCTTAGTTACCATTTCTTTATGGCGATTAGCTAATTCTTTTTTGCCTTCTGCTTCATAAGCCTTAATGGCTTCGATATGAGCATTGATAGCTTCTTGTGAAGATCCTTTAGAACTTAAAGCATAAGCTTTATCCGATTTTTCGCCAGAATTGCTATTTGGTTCTTTTTTTTCTGATTCTGTTTTAGGTAAATAATGTTCTTCTTTGCCTGATTTAGATTTATTAGGAGCTATACTAACGGCATGAACGCCTTCAACACGTTGAAGGTCTCTATCCATTTTATGATGAGTTTCAATGCCAGTTTTTCTATGCTCTTCACCAAAATATAATTTGTGCTCTTTATGGTATGCTAAACCTTCTTCTTGGCTTACTTGTTTGAAATGTTTTTCTATATGTTCATGGGTGATATCTGGACCTTTGATAACGTCGCCTTTACCATTCACTAGTATATGAGCTCCTTTAACAGTAATCCATTTCTCATCATCAGCATCTTGAGCAACTGCAAGCTTTTTACCGATTGGGCCACCGCCTACTTCAGGATCATCAAAGTTTTGGTCTTGAGTATCAAGTAAATCTTCATCAGCAAGCTCTTCGCCTTCATCAGGCATATCTTGGTCTTCTAAACCCATTTCATTGTAGCCGGATTGCTTATCAGTAGCAATACGTTGGCGCTCATCCTCACTGGATAATGCACCTGAAGTAATCAATGTTTGACCAGTCTGAGCTTTAGTTAAGTTAGTATCTGCAAGCTCTTTAGCTGTAGGTGTATCAAGCGGCAACCAGTTCAAAGTGGTTTCAACGTCCATTCTCATTTTTAGTTGTGGCTCAACATAAGCTTTAATAACTAACTGATGATGACGTTCGGCTAATGGAGTTAAGTCATGAGCTTGAATAGACTCCAATAACTCATGATAACTAGCTTCTTCATAATCACCCGTAGCATTAAAGCCTTTAGGAGAAGTACCAAGGAGCTTAGTGGCTGGTACGCCAGCAATAGCTGCTACCAATTGGTATTGAGTCATGATAAGCGAATCAAAGTCTGCTAATGAAGTATCAAACTGATTGAACTCATCGCCTTCTTTATCGCCTAACTTGATACCATAGTTATCTCTGAACTGCGCCCAAGTCTGTAATCTACCAACAGCATCATTTGTATTGGTCATTACTGCTTCCATATCAGTAAGCCAAATAGTAGTCCGTTTGGACATAGCTAATTGTGGAGCTTCATTAGAAACACGTTCAGCAGCGTATACACGCTCCATGATTTGTTGTGTTAGCGGTATGCCGCCATAAATGTATTGAGGCTTAAGTACGTCTACTGGTTCAGCATGACGAAAGATAATGAGGTGTGAGCGATGCACTTTTTTACCATTGATAATCCACCAGGTCGGCTCGTAAAAGTGCAATGTGTCAGGTTGGCTTGCGCTTGGACCGTCGAGCATAGGAGCAGTCCAGTAAGGATCAACTTGAACAATACCTTTATATGAACCAGGTGTAACGCCATCAATGTTGAATGGTTTTTCATAGTATTGAGGATCAGTGGACTGCACTTTAAACATTGCAATGCGAACACCAAAGATTCTACCTTTGCGGATAAACTCACGCATGTTCCATTCAAGCTTTAATGACTTATCATAAGACTTAAGAATTTTTACTGCTTCAGGATCAAGCTCATCACCATCAGTAGTGACAATGTTATAACCTTTACGAATAGCATCGTCAGCAGGCATTGCACATGCTTTATTAACTAACCAATTTTGGGCAATGATGCCGCATAGTTGTGCGCCAATGAATCCTTGGGAAGCATACCAACCAATAACAGCATCTGAAACTGTATTCATCCCATTGGCATACATTTTAAAATTAGCAATACCATTGCTTGAATCGTCCATAGCAAAGTCACCATGGAATACGGGTTGCTTTCTTTGCAATGCGTGGAGTTGATCTGCTACGTCATTACGTACCCTATCAGTATCAAGGGTATCAAATTCATGAGTGCTGAATAAACTTCTACGTGGCTTGGGCTGTTCAGGTTCTTTTTGAACCTCTGATTTTCCTAATAGCCATTTAAACATAAAATTTTGTTATCCAAAGTACGAACGTTTGCGCATCTCGCCCGATAAGTTAGCCATGATAAAAGCATCGGCCAAGTTGGGCGATGCAATGTCTCTTTTACTTAAATCCTTTTTGCCTTCAACTTTAACTCTGCCAGCATTATCATAGTCTTGTTTAGGCGAAGTAAGTTCGTCTATTAACTGATTCAAATGAGGCATATTGCCGTCAATGAAGATCATATCATCATCGTTGAAGGATTGTCCATTTCTTACCGCATTATATGTATTGCGGAATCGATCTGCTACTAACCACCAAGCTTGTGCCTTGATGTTTGAGAAATAGTCCCGATTCTTAATTCCCGATCTTTGGTATTGGGAATCAGGTTTAGCTACTGCACCCCCAGCAAAAAACTTCTGGTGTTCAATCCTAATTGTATGAGAGGTATTAAGCTCATTGAACTTAGCCCCTGAGGTAGCACCTACCCCAATAGCGTCATAAACTATTAAAGCATTTAATTCTCTTGCTTTGGACCAAACTTTAGTACAAGACTTAAGAAGTTCATCTTCTTTAGCTTTCCATTGATCAGCCCAAACGTTTAATGAACCATAAGATTCCACCATGGCGCAATAGTCTTCGCCTGCATCTGCAACGTCAAAACCGATTCTACGTATTCCACTAATTTGAATACCAAGAGCATTGTGGCCATCAATAGCAGCCATGACATGAGAGCGCTTAATAACAGATTCTTCGTCGTCGCTTTTAGGATTGCCTTCATATACATGCAGGTAATTCTCGTAATCTTCTGCTTTAGCAGCTTCAATTTCAGCATACATTGTGTTGCTAAGGAACGGATTGTCATTGTAATTGATCTTCCTAACTATTGTATTGGGAGGAGGATTGGTTACAAAACGGCGATATACAAAATCTGTTACCAAACGTGGATTAAAAATGATCCAATGTTGTGATCCTTGCTTACGAATAGTAGGGTTTAATATTTCCCATTGCTCTTCGGTAAGTAAATGAGCTTCTTCTGCCCAATGTATATCAATACCTTCAAGAGATTTAATTTCGTCAATTGATCTCCATAAACCATAAAAAATAAACTCACTGCCTGTATAACGGTTAATGATTTTATTTTCTAGGATTCTGAATCTGTGGCCTAAATTAAACCTATTGATCTGTATTTTAAGTAATGTATATACAGATTCTTCAATTTTGCTTTGGAACTGTCGGGTACAAAGTACACGAATTTTGCAACTATTACTAAGGAATATTGCAAAGCCTGCTGCGTCCCAAGACTTAGAACTTGATCGTCCGCCATATAAAACGCGGTTACGAGCAGGAGTTAACCAGAAATCCTCAAGGCAAGGATTTAAGGTTGGATCAGGATTAGGAAGTTCTGCGAGCGTAGAAGTCATCAAGCGTCTTCACTTTTTCCTGTTCGGGTTCGTTAAGTCGTTGAACTTGCTCTTTATTACTCTGTAATAACCCTAAAGGAATCTTAGAAGCTTCATTTGCCATGTTTGTTAAGCCATTAACCATAAGAAGATTTCCTGCTTCTTCTTCGAGGTTATCGCTTGTTATATTCTGTACTTTCTCATTAGCGAGTTTTGAAAGGCGATGAGCCGTTCGAGCACTTACCTCTGCAGCGCTAGAAAGATTGTCTGTAATAGACATGAGTTTTTCTGCTAAAGTTTGAGCACTAATTTTCCCCGAAATTGGTAAGGAATTTAATGCCTTTTGTGCATCAGCTAATTTAGTAGCTGCTTGTGCTATTTTTTTCACTTTTTCGCCTACACCTTTGTTAAGACCCCTGGAAGACATACCGAATTCTTTAGCTAAAGCTCTTTGAGATTCCCCATTGAGAACTCTTTGCTCTATTTCATACCATTGTGGGGGTGTTAACTTTTTCCTTTTATCCATGGTGCATACGTGACTTAAGCCACCTTATCGAAAATGTACATCGTTTTGACAAAAAAGTATCTCACTATTTCGTATCCCAGTTTAGGATACATTTTAATCTATTATGATATCTTCTTGTTTAACCATCTTTCTACTCAATGTAGAAAGGTCTTTTGTCTTACGCCAGGACTTCCTAGCCACGTTGTTAGCTTTCTTATAGAAGTTAGCCTTATTGATTCCCATTTCGCTAGCTATAGACTTAATAGGTAGCTTCTTACCATGCCTATAAAAGGAACATATATACACAGAATAGAAAGCAATCCTCTCTAATTCTTCCAAATGGTCTATTACTGTAATAAATGCAGGAAAATAAGGATTCAATGGGTAATCCACATCTGCATTACCCGAACCAGATTCAAGCACAAAAGAAAAAGCAGGAGGCAATCTAGGACTAAAGTATCGATGTGCTCTTACATACTCCCAGAAGTTTATGCAAAGCTCCTCGAACTCAGGGTCATCAAACCTTTTGCTCATCCAATTTCCTTTTTGGGTGCTGGTTACGTTTATCCAGCTTCTTGGGTAAAGGATAACCAAGAACGATTGCAGAAATCATACCACAACCAATCTTTTTTAAGTTCTTTTTCATCCTTTATCTCTCAGCCCATTGTAGACGATTGTCGACGCTCTCTATCTAAAGATAGAGAGCAGCGTCGACAATCTCGACAATTATGGGTATTTGTAGACGCTGCAAAACGTGGATTGTCGACGTCGACAATCATATTATTTAGTAAGTGGTGGCAGTTCATATAGCCCTTGCTTCACTCTTAAGATTTCGCCTTTCTTAGTCATTCTTCCTAAAGAAGTTCTAAGAGAATCAATGGCATAGCCGTTATCTTCAAAGTATTGCTGTATTTCTTTAGTGGTTGTAGCCACGCCTTTTTCTTCTAAGCATTTCAAAATATTGATCGTTGCCCCAGTAGCTTCTCTACGTTGATTGTCGACGCTAATTTCGTCCACTTTCTCCGTCACAAGTGTTGAAAACGTCGACAAACTCGTCGACAATTGGTTGGTATAAGTCCTTCTTAAATGAACCTCTTTTAATTGGAAGTAAAGCTCATGTCCAACAGCTGCATCTTTCATTTTTAAAGGCAAGAAAGTAGTAAAGAAGGTTGTTCCAGTTCTTTTAACTTCATAAGAAGCATCAACGTTCTGAACCCAAGCCGCTGAACCCCTAATGATCGTTCCACTTTTCCCAGTATGGTGTACCATAGCAATAGAGCAATCAAAAGCTTCTTTAATTTGATCTAAGTGCTTATATGCTTTAGCTACGTCTTTAGAAGAATTCTCTTCCCCACTAAAGTTGCGGTTAACTGTATCAATCATGACTAAGCTAATCTTAGTCTCTAGGCTTCTGCCAAAACTAATTACTTCTTTAATAGCATCTACTTCAATAATGTCTCTACTACCAGAAGATACATACAAAGGAACATGTTCTGTAATGCCATACTTATGCTTTAGGCCAGCAATACGTCTTGCTATACCATTAGAACCTTCGCCACACACATAAAGTACTGTGCCCTGATTAACCTCTTGACCGTGCCATGATATGCCCGCTGCCACGCAGAAACACACCTCTAAAGCTATGAATGACTTGAAAGCCATAGTGTCGCCCCAAATAATTGAAATGGTTTTAGCTTCAAAGTAATCCTGAATCATCCATTCAATAGGGCCAAGCTTTTGGTCTAAATCACTTAGCGTAAGCCATTTAGGCTTATTCTTGCTTATAGAAATGTTATCCGATATTACGGTATCTTCATAAACTGGGCTAAACTCTTTATTCTTAGCTAATTCAAACAAAGACCCTATAGTGATAGGTGCTCCTGCATAGTCTCCTAAAGACTCCCATACCCTGCGGCAATCTGCTTCACCTTCATACTTAGCTTTAGCCTGCATAGACCATTCATGAAAGAGTTCAAAGCCTTTTTCATTACCTTCAAACTCATAGTGCAATGCACATGCCGCTGTGAACCAATCTCCTCTATTGCAATCGGGGTCAATATTAGTAAGGGCTTCTTTAACCTTTGTTGGGGATACTAAACTAATTTCCCCATGTTTATCTGCTTTGACTTTAGGGCTAAGTTTATGAGGAGCATATTGTTGAACAAAGACCCTAATCTCTTTACCACAATATTGAGGCGTTGAAGTAGATCCTGGAGCTGTATCCCCACTAAAAGTGAAATACCTGCCTTGCTCATAGTATTCTATAGGCTTAGCATTAAAGCTAATGCCAAGATCTGCATAGAATATAAAGTGCAATCCATGACCACTAATGCTACGCTCTATGTATGCTTTGCCCTGAAACAATGATAAAGCAGTTGTTGCTTGCTCATTGTACTTACCTTCATCATCTATGCAATCATCTAAGTCTAACCCTGCTAACAAATCTATGGACTTATCAAAGATGATACCTACATTGCCTTTGATGTCTGAAAATGGTTTGCGATTGTTGTAATCACTCCATTCAACTGCAGGTTTCTTTTTATCCCCTTCTAGGAACCAAGGTATCCACCTTGATTGGTCTAAAATCTTGGGGTCTAACTCTACCTTTTTAGGTGTATAATTACCCATCTTCTACTTTCTTTGAACAGCAGGTTGAGATAGAAAAAGCTCATAAACGCCAAACTTATGAGCTTTTTCGCTGTGTAAACACATGGTTTTTGATCCTTAATTATTAGGTCTCCCGTCCCCTCTAGCACCAATAAAGGTATTGTAGAAGTTGGAGGAACAAACATGCACACGTGATACATGTTGTCGGACGGGAGACTTAATAACATAAACTCCTCCAAGAGTTTGTCTATTCTATCTCAGAAAATACCTAAATCTTTTTCACATTATAAAATAGTACACAAAATATTTGTGATATACTACACATGTATTTTTAAAAAGGAAAATCAAAATGCCTAGAGTAATCAACTATCCGAAGTTGTTCAAGAAGCTTGAAGAAGGGCGTCCTGAACATGCAATCTTTTCTCCATCATCAAGTGACAAATGGCTTAACTGTCAAGGCTACTATCATGCAACTAAAGACTTACCAGCAACTAAGTCTGGACGCGCTGCACAACGTGGTACAGCAGCTCATACATTGCTTGAACGTTGCTTGATTGAGAACAAAGTACCTGATGCGTTATCAACTGACGACGAGTTAGTAAACTGGGTTAGTTATGCTATTGATTATTTCAATAGCTATAAAGTGTTAGTATCTACCACTCAAATCTTTCCTGAAGTCTACTTTCCATGGTTAGAAGTTAGTGGAGGCACAATCGATGGTTTAGGTATCAGTGCTAAAGAATTGATGATTGCAGATCTTAAGACTGGTAATCAACCAGTAGAAGTTGAAGGTAATACACAACTCTTAAACTATGCAATTGCTTCACGTAAACATTTAGGTAAGAAACCTTTATATCGTTTGGTAATCATCCAACCAGGAGGAGTACATCGTGATGGTCCAGTACGTGAATGGTTAGTAAGCGATAAAGACCTTAATGCTTTTGAAGAACGCGCAACAACAGCTATTGTGACTAACCTTATCGGAGGTCCACGCAAAGCTGGAGACCATTGCAAATGGTGTAAAGCAGAAGCCCTATGCGAAGTACGTGCGGACTATGCTTTAGAAAAGATAGAATTGAATCTTCGTAATGACTTCTTGGAGGAAGCATGAGAAATATTGAGCCAAAGAATTTAACTGTTGACCAGTTAGCCAAAGTCTTAAAAGCTATTCCTGATCTTAAAGCTTGGATCAGTGCAGTAGAAGACTACGCATTATCAATCGCACAAGAAGGAACAGAAGTACCAGGTTTTGAACTAGGTACTACTCGTCCATCACGTATCTGGACAGAGGAAAGCGGAGTCATAGGTAGACTAGCTCAACTTGGAAAAGATATTGAAGATTTTATGCCACGCAGTTTGTTATCTGTTGCACAAACAGAAAAGCTAATTGGCAAAAAAGAATTCGCTGAAAGTTTTAGCGAATATGTAGGTAGTACTACAGGAAACCCGAAGCTTATTCAAAAAGCCTAGGATATTTTTAATTTTATTAGGAGTTACGACTATGAGTACGAAAACTGAAGAGCGTGTATTAAAAACCAACATGATTAGTCCAACTGGGACTTTCCAATGGGTGTTTCTTGACAAACCAAAAGTTGATAAGAACAACCCAGAGAAAGAACCGTTTTATTCAATCACTTTACTGATGGACAAAAAAGATCCAAAGGTAATTGAAAAGTTGGACCAAATGAAATCTTGCATTAAAGATGCTTTGGAAAAACGCTTTGGGGATAAAGTTCCCGCTAAGTATTACACACCAATTAAAGACGGTGATGTTGAGACTGATAAGGAAGGCAATCCTGCTTATCCTGGATCTTGGTATATCGAAGCTAAAAACAAAGAGAAGCCTGGTCTTGTTGATGCTGATCGTGAACCAATCCTTACACAACAAGCAGTATGGAGTGGTTGTAAAGGAAGACTCAGTCTTGGCTTTGTTGGTTATGACGTTTCTGCAAAGAAAGGTGTAACCATTTATTTAAACAATGTCCAACTCACTGACAATAGTGCGCCTAAAATGGGCGGACGGAAATCAGCCGAGGAAGACTTTTCAGAGGAATAAAAAGTGGATAAGTCTCGCCAAAAGCATTTTGCTGTATGGATTGTTAAACAACTAAAGAAAGCCGAAGGAAATGTTTTAAGCCGTCAAAAGCTTTGGCATTTCTATAGGGTCGATCCTTCTTATGAAGCAACTGATACAAGCGCCGGATTTTCCGTAGCTTTAAAAACGTTGCTTAACAATGGGAAGGTAGAGATTGTGTTTGTTAGCAATGTGAAATCGGTGAAACTTCGGTGAGAATTTATCTTGACTTTGAAACATACTCAGAAAAGGATCTAAAGTCTGTCGGAGCATACCGATATGCTGAAGATCCTTCTACTGAGATTCTTCTAGTAGGTTTTGCAATAGGTGATCAGGCGGTTCAAGTAGTTGAGCCGTCTGATCCACTTCTTGAATCATTATTTAATGCAATTGAAAACGGAGCAACTATTGTTGCCCACAATGCTCCATTTGAAAGATTGATATGGAATCATGTCGGTCCTAAATTATCTTGGCCTATTGTTCAAGATAAGCAATGGAACTGTACTGCAGCGCGGGGACGTGCACTTGGATTACCTGGTTCATTAGAAGATATGGCTATAGCTTTAAAGCTAATGAAACAAAAGAATAAAGCTGGTTCAGCTTTGATTACTAAATACTGTAAGCCTTCTAAAGCAGGTAGGCGTGACATTAAAGAACATAGAGATGATTACATTGCTTTTAAACAATACTGTGGCGACGACGTTGATGTAACGCGTGAGCTTGATACAAAACTTCCAGAATTGATTACTTGGGAGCGACAAATATTCTTACACGATTTGATTGTTAATGATCGTGGTATTCCAGTCGATGTGCCTTTATTACATAAGTCAGCTAAAATCATTGCTGATCTGGAATCGCATTTCGAAAATGAAAGCCTTAAAGTAGCTGGTGTACGTGCTACACAACGAGAGAAAGTACTTTTTTGGTTATCCGAACATGGATTGCACTTAGATAATCTACAAGCAAAGACTGTAGAAGATGCTATTAAGCGTGATGATCTTTCTGCCGAAGTTAAAGAGTTTCTTGAACTTAGGTATGAATCATCTCGTGTAGGTACTAAAAAGAATAAGAAAATGATTGAGTTAGTTTGTTCAGATGGCACAATTAAAGGATCGTTCTTATACCATTCAGCTACTACTGGAAGATACGGAGCTAAAGGTGTACAAGTTCAAAACTTTGGCAAAGCAGATTCTGATGCTATGCAAGATAACGTATTGCACCTTCTTGATACAGCAAACGCTGGAACATTTCTAGAACAATACCCAAGACCACTAACTGCTATTAGTAAGTCAATGCGTGGCTTCATTAAATCAACACCAGGTAATAGATTATTGATTGCAGACTATTCAAGCATTGAAGCTCGTGTATTAGCATGGCTTGCCGAAGAAACATTCTTATTGGAAGCGTATGAACAAGGCGAAGACGTTTATAAAAAGATGGCTGCTTCAATCTATAACTGTGACATTGCTGAAGTTGATAGCCATAAGCGATTCTTCGGCAAGCAGGTTATATTGGGAGCTGGGTATTCCATGGGACCGAAACGATTCCGTGATCGCTGTAAAGATTTTGGAGTCTCAATTCCAGCATCAGAAGCAACTCGTATTATCGAGCTTTACCGGGAATCAGTTCCGAAGATTGCTCATTACTGGAAGCGTGTTGATCTTGCTGCGATTAAGGCTGTTGCTACAAATCAAGTAGTGCAATCAGGCAAATGTACATTTAGAGTGCAAGATAACTTCTTAAAGATTGACTTACCTTCCGGACGTTCACTAAGCTTTTACGAACCGCGTATTGTTCAAACTGATTGGGGAACACCTAAGGTAGAGTTTACTGGTTTCTTTAATGGTAAAGCTGTGCCAGAAGGTTTATACGGCGGCTTAATTACTCAGAACATTTGCCAATCCGTTGCTAGAGATTTGTTATGTAATGGTATGCTTGTTGCAGAAGACAATGGTTATCCAATTATCTTACATTGCCATGATGAAGCAGTATCAATGCTCCCAGAAGGCATTGGATCGATTGGCGATTACATAGATCAACTTTGTAAGCTACCTGATTGGGCTAAAGGTTTACCTCTTGCAGCGGAAGGCGAAGAAAGTCTTCGCTATAAAAAGTAATGCGCGAAAGCAATATAGAACAATACTTAATTAAAAAAGTAAAAGAACGTGATGGCTTATGTATCAAATTAGTTGGATTAGTAGGTATACCAGATCGCATGGTGTTATTGCCTATCAGAATCATTATTTTTGTAGAGACTAAGACTGCTACTGGTAAGTTAAGCCCATTGCAAAAGTGGTGGCAAAAGGCCTTGGTCAAATTAGGCTTTACTCATTTAGTTATAAGGTCTAAAGAAGAAGTTAATACTTTAATTTCACAATATGACAAAGCTAAAAATATTTCATAAATCTTGTATTTTTCTTGTATTCTGTGATATACTGATTGTGTAGTACAACTTAACACAAAAAGGAAATAAAAATGAAAGTTATAGAACATAACACTAAAGCTAATTCAAGCGGTGTTCCTTTCGAGGAATACATTTTCAATACTGGTTATAAGTTTATTGAATTTGAAGAAAGCGAAAATATTGCTCCTACTTTTTGGACTCAAAAAGGAAAACCAGTTAAACTGGATTCAGTTACTTTTAAACGGGGTAACAAAGCAATAGAAGCTTTTATCAATAGCACTGCAGTTCTTAAACTCTAAGGAAACATTATGTTAGACCGTGCAATTAAAAATTTACGCCAAGAACTTCATGGCTACGGCAAAACTATATTCACTAATAACTGGCAAGGGATTGAAGATCCCCCAGCTTTTTTAGAAATTCTAAATGCTAGCTTTGAAGCTCGTATGCCAGATAATTTGATTGACATCACTAAGCAATGTAAACCGTTTTTACCTTGGGCCGAAGAACATTTTGAAGAGCGTGTTAGTGGTTTACCTTTAAATCCTCCCCCGAGTCATGAACGTTGGCTTAAAGATACTGATAAATCAATGAAGGACGGAAAGTTCAGTCATACTTATCCAGAACGTATGTATAAAAATCTTTTTGTGCTTGTTGAATTGTTAAAACGTGATCCAACTACTCGCCAAGCTTATTTGCCTATTTGGTCTCATGAAGATGGCATGATGGCTTTACGAAATGAACGAGTACCGTGTACCTTAGGTTGGCATTGGATTTTTCGTGATGGTATGTTGCATTGCTATTATCCAATGCGTTCATGCGATGCAATACGTCATTTTCATAACGATATATATTTTGCT